TACACCATGTACTGTCCTGCACCCATTTCGAGACCATCCTTGCGAAGCCCCGTCTCTTGACGATTCGTCGTCCGACGCGTCTTTTGGAAATCCGGGCGACCTTCTGGTGCCGTGATGGCACCACCCTGACCCTGACCGCGCGTCTGCATAGGCTGATAGTTCGCAGTCGTCTTGGACAACTTGGCCGGGTGTGAAATGGCACCAAGCGTCGTCCCACCATTCTTGATGACGGGGTTGGCTGGACCGCCCCATGTACCCGAAAGAGTCGTCAGACGCTCCTCGTTCATGTTGTTGGGCAGAATGCGGAAAAACTGCTGGAAACCACCGGATGCTGGTGTGTCCGGTGACAGACCGAGACCGCGTCCGACGTACTTCTTATCTGCAGGTGTTACATTATTCATTTTGTTCGTGACGGGCTCACGACTTCCATCTGTCTGATACACGGGCTGACCGAATGGGAAACGAGATCCATTTGGTGTAACGTCCGCGAAGCTCGGTGCAATCTCCTTTGGCGGAAGACGGAACCCTCCTGAAAACCCACGGCCCGTGTTTGGTTCGAGATTCAGCGGATCAAGGGGTGGGTCCTGCTGAGCAAACTTGTACTGAATAAGGTCAAACTTTGAAACCTGGTCTGGCATCGAAGGCATTACAGCCTGCTCCTCCTTGACGTCGCTGAGTTTCTTTCCGGCAAAAACCAGACCGACAACGGCGGCAAGACTGAAGGGGTCCATCTATTAGTTAGTTGCTATTTTTTATCCACAAGACGTCTACTTGTCTGTAGGGTAGCGCTTCGCATAGGAAGCCGACTGGTACATTGCGTACGTGCTCGTCGGGTCCCATGTCATGAACTTGTTTACTGGCTTGTCAATGTACAGTTCTGGGAAGTCATAGGGCTTGTCGGCGTAGTACTTGTTGTTACGGCTCGTCATCTGGGACCGCAGAGCGTCATCCGTCATCACCATAACCTCGTAGTTTGTGTTTTTGGGACCAAAGTACATTCCTTCCTCAACCATGAGGAGTCCGGGCTGAAGCACGCTGCTCGGCATATTAATTGTATGTGATATTTTTTTCAAATGTATCTTAATGAGCGGTGGACTCTTACAGCTCGTCGCGACCGGTGAGCAGGATATATGGCTTACTGGTAAACCAGAAGTTTCATTTTTTCGATCAGGATACAAGAGATATACACACTTTTCAAACTCAGTTGAGCGACAGTTGATTCAGGGAAACCCAGCTCCTGGTGGAATGTCGACAATTCGGATTGAAAAAAAAGGGGACCTGCTGTCTTACACGTACATGACAGCCACGGACCCAAGCGGTGCCCTGGTGCCAAACATAGACTGGAGTTCCAATGTCATTGACAAGGTTGAGCTGCTCATCGGCGGACAGGTTGTCGATACACATGATTCGTTTTTTTCAACTCGCATCGAACCAGTCACTGGTGCCATGAACATGAACCAACGTCTTTTATCAAGGCAGTCCGGTGTCCAGCCTGGGTTCAACGCAAACTCATTTTATCCATTTAAATTTTTCTTTTGCAAAGACTGGCAATCTGCTTTACCGATAGTATCGCTTCAGTACCACGACATTGAATTTCGAATCACATGGTCGTCCAACCTGGGTAGGACATGCGGTGTAAATCTTATTCCAAACAGCGGCACAACCACGTATTCTGAACTTCAGTACATCGTATGGTCCAACTTTATCTATCTGGACCAGGCTGAAAGAGAGTACTTTGCTACAAAACCCCAGCACGACATTTTGATTACTCAGGTGCAACGTCAGAGCGTACAGAGCAAATCCGTCATGGAACTCACATTCACGCATCCAGTGAAATACCTGGCATTCCAATCAAACAATTACGCAACTGTATATTCTTCGAGTCCTACAAACGCTCTTACTCTACAACTGAAAACTCAGGTGAATGGTGTTGACATAGGTGAGTTCCGTCCCATATCTCAGTGGGTGGATGCGACGCAGTACTATCATACACCGTACGGATATGTTCCGACGACATTTACTGCAAACGTGGCAGTCATTCCATTCTGTCTCGACACCGCGAAACTACAGCCGACTGGTACTCTCAACTTTTCGCGCGTAGACACATATCGTCTTGTGACTCCACCAACCATAACACTACAGACGATCACGAGTTCGAGTGACCCACTGGCAACGACCAACCCATACATATACGCTGTGAATTACAACATACTGCGCATCAGTGACGGAATGGGTCAAGTTTTATACACCTCTTGATTTACCACGGATTAAACTTGTACAAGAATCCAGACTGTGTACCCGTTAGAGACAAAGGGTTTAGGATTGTATTTCCGGTCTGATTATACAGCCTCATGTTTGTTCCGATAAAATTTCCTGGGAAATACACACCATTTTCATCAACACCGAAACGAGTCATGTTCGAAGAAACTGTACTTGCCCCCTGGACGATCCATTGAACAACTCCAGATGTCGTATACGCTGCTGTATATACGTCACGTGTTGTTCCCTTGCGCGTGAGCCTATACGGGTATTGAGTTCCGTCCGCATTGTAGAATGTGACTGGAGAAGTTGAGGAGAAATTGCCATTGACATAGATCGTTCCGTTATATAATGTGACTGAATTGATTCGGTCAGCATTTTCTATTTTGGCAGCCCATTTTGGAATTCCATTCGAACCATAACACGCAATCAGTCCGTACGTCGTTGTATCTGTAACGCTTATACTTGTTTGTACATTATTCAAATCGTACAAATATATCGTACCAATACCAGATCCTACAAAGTAAACACCTGATGAATCAGCAGCTGCGCTACGAATAAAGCCTTCCAAGCCTCCTGTGGAAGGGGATGCAATACGGGCGCGCCACACAAACATCCCGGTCATCAGATTATAAGCCCCTATAATCGAGTTTCGCGTCCCGGTCGTCACGATCGTCCCACCGATCGTATCATTCGAATTATAATAGGTGGTTGTTGTGTTTATAACACCCCCACTTATATATACGTTCGTCGCATCGAACGCCAAAGCATAAGTTTCACTTACATTGGCCCCATATTGTTGAATCGAACGCCATATGAGAACTCCGCTCTTGGTATATTTTGCGACATATGAACCAGTCGAAGGTGTAGTAGAAGCTAGTGATCCGTCCGAATTGTAGAATTCGATAACACCACCACCTGTTCTTCCTGCAACATACACATCGGTTGAATCAATTTGAACAGTCCATACTGTGATTAGATTCGTATTAGGGGACGCAATTCCCCATTTTGTACACAAAATAACGTTTCCGTCCAGATTATACTTTACGAGAAAAGCATCACGGTTAGCATTGGTTACAATCTCCGTGAGTGTCGCGCCTGGATTACCATTCGAGTTGTTGAATGTAACAGTGCCTGCAAAAAAGCCTACTATATATATTCCGGATGCATCTGCCTTTATATCAGTAATGTTGACTGTTTTCCCGGGCGCCCCCATGGATGCACACCAAAGGATATTCCCACCGGCATCAATTCGCGTGACAGCTGAATCTGACGTACCTATAGACGCAAGGCTTGTTGGAAAAATGGATCCGTCTGAATTGTACAATTCCAAAGGTCCGACGGTATATGTCATTGAAAAATACGAATCTCCGCCATACACAGCATGGCCCTGTGGTGCTACAACCGTGTCTGTAAATTTTGTAGCCCACGAACTATACACCGCGGTATAATTGACACACGGAGCTGCGATATACTTTAAAGGTCCGCTAAAAAATGGTTCGCGTGAAATCGGTACGCGTTGAATTTGTGGAATGAGTATCTGGTGACGCTGAGTCGCAAAGAAACGACGCTCGTCTTCGCCGAGGCGGATACAATGCGACCAACACTTGTAAATGTATTGAGTCGCCGCAATCGTCGAGTTCCATGTGATATTAATCTTGACTTCAGCGTATTTGAGAGCTACGAGCGGCAAGGCTTGGCGGTCAAAAAAGAACCCGAGCGGCTGGAATGCGGGAGTTTGCGAACGTTTCGAATATGTATCAGACTCTAAGACCTTCTGGATCGTGTTGATATATGTCAGATCATGTATAGCAATTGTTTGATTCCCTATGACGAGCTCGACTGATGAGATGATGTTCATCCATACTGGGTTTGGGACAAGCGCTCCAGTCGTTTTGTCGTATGCCATGAGGTAGGTATAACCCAACAGATCGCTTTTTGTGTTAATGACAATCTTTCCGTCTACAGGCACTGTAAATTGCTCGATTGCCAATCCGAACGGTGTGTGTCGTTTCATGTTTGATCTATAAAAAGAAACCTGGGGATCACCAGAAAGCCAAGCGTCCTGTATCCCACGTGCAAGAAGCTGAATTTGGGCCATTCTGTTATTTGTGTAGAATTTAATAGTACATCAACGATGCAGAACCGTTGTGGATATCTATGATGTTGTACCCGACACCATAAATATATTGTCCAGACAGCATCGTTGTCAAAGGGACACTTGGTGGTGTAACAATCTCAAACTTATCCAGTCGTGAAAAATTAAGGGTTCCTGTCGGCTGAACCGATGCAGTATCCAGACAGAATGGGATGACTAACATGTTAGCGCTTAAATAGCCATTCTGTGTGTGATAATACGAATTGACATCGGACCATTGAATTAAATGCTGATATTCGTAGACATCGGCCGAGTTGACTTTGATTTTCAACTTATAGTCCATTATTTATACTCCAGATTTAAACAACACAAGTCTATCGCCCGTTACCACCACGAATCTGTACACGCTCTGGTCCACGGGCATATGGACCGTCGGGGTTGCACGCAGATGGGTCATCACGGCACATAGGGGCGAACGGTTTTCCGAACGCGGCGTTGGTGAAAGCCGCCTGGTCGTTTGGCCATGTTGTCGCGGCCGTCGTGTAGAAGTTGCGCTCTGCGTCGCGTTTACGCTCGAACGGGTGGATCGATTTCCACTCGTTCTGAACCTCCTCCTTCATCGACGGGTACCATGGAGCCTGCTGCGCGTAGCTTGGGTCATCGCCAAGAAGGTAGTTGGCCATTGGATTATCGCGCGTCGGCATGCGCAGACCGCTCATCACCTTTGGACCCGTCGACACTGTACGATTACCATCTGGAATCATGTTCATACCGTACAGTACATAAAGAGCGGCAATGACGAGGGCACCGAGAGCAACGATGCGAGCATCACGGCGAATCAGGTAGGTGAGCACGACGGCGTACACAATGAAACGAGTCGTTGCAAGTACTCGCTCCTCGGCCGTCTGACGAGACGTCGGCCAAAAATTGAGCATTTGATCTTTTGCAATGAGTTCACGCATGTCAATCGTCATCTTCTAGTTTACGTGGAGATTTTTTACTCCAACGGGGCTGGAGTCCAAGTCGCGAGGCGACTTGTCCTTTCCCGTTGTCTGTCGGCTGGTGGTGGCAACTTTCAGATCAGGGGACCCTTACCACCCTTGAGTAGAGACGACATCAGACCGTTCATGCTGCTCATCAGAGCCGCCTCGTCGATTGTGCCATCGGGGGTGGTTGCTGTATCCTGGAGCTGGCTGGCACACTTCTGTGCCACAGACTCGATCATGTTGAGCGTCTCGGCTGGAAGAGCTGAGATGGTCGTACCCAGAATGTACAGCGTCTGAAGGTACTGCCAGATGGCATTCTTCGTCGTCTCGGACAGATCAGAGTTCCACAGACGAGGAATGTCCAGGTCATTTAGAAAAGGCACATCTGACGCGTGAGTCTGGAAAAACTCCTCATCCTTCTGCATCAGGTGGTTTGCAAAGGGACCCACCGTCTCCATAAACTCCTTCAGAGGCTTCTTCTGGTTCGCCTTGCGCAGAAGCACAAACGTGTTCTGGTACTTTACCAGCTTCTTCTCATTGGGGAAGGTGAGAACAAGCTCGTCAAGAAACTGCTGCATCATGTCGTTGAAAGCGTTGGTGGTGGTCGCCATTGATGAATTGTGTACTGAATACTTTAAGTTCCAAACCTGTTGGACTCAGGCCCTGAACGGCGTGGTTGAAATAGTCTCTTGGTGTCCGTTCCCTTGGTGGACGATGATGTACACGAGCAAACCGACGAGGAATGCAGGCTTGAAGTACGCAGAATTAGGCAGCGCCTTTTCGTTGTTCAGCGATGCGCGAATGTGAATGTAAGCAACAGTCGCTGCGGCTGCAATCAGAGCAGCGCTCATAGGCTCACGGAAATAGTGATCAGCCATCTACTAATCGAATAGAATTTATTTATCCGGAGCGTCGTCGAACAACGTCTCGTTGTGAACCTTGACTGGAACATATTTAACCGCCGGGGGGAGACCTGGTCTACCGGGCTCAGGGAATTCATCTCGCACCGGCGTTCCAGCCTCTGGTGCTGGTGTGCCCGCCTCGGGTGCCGGCGTTCCAGCCTCTTCTGGTGCTGCCGGCGTTCCAGCCTCTGGTACACCGGGCAACGGCGTTGCAACCGGCGTTGACTCTTCTTCCGTCTCTGGATCCGCAGGGTCTGTGGGGTCTTCGTTGGCACCACCCATGTCGAGGTCGCCTGTAAAGTTGGGAATGTACGTATCAAGGATTTGTTGTACAGGAATAAAATCATCAACCACCTCCTTGATCAGTTCGCTGAAACGAGCCCCCATCTTGATGCGACGATCCTGGTCAGACATCTTATCAACTATGACGTATGGATCCTCGTACAGGCTTTTGGCAACAGCGATGTAGCACGAGTGAACAAACACGTCATTGGATGGCAGTTTGATGTTAATCTTTTTCGAGTCGGATGAAATACGCACGGCGGACATGATCTTGACTGAAATGACAAACACGGCGGCGAGCAGGTTGGGAAACATCGAACAGGACTTGATGATGGCGTCGGCGTGCTGCTTCACGATGGTATTGTTCCAGTGAGGCACCTCCTGGAGCAGCGTCTGGTAGTGAATGAGCGTCTGACGTCCCTTTGACACCTCGATCGCCTTTTTGTACATCTCGTAGAAGGCATCAATCATCACGGGCGTCATGGCGTTACACAGCTTGATCATAAACTTGCGTTCGGCCTCGACTAGGATAGCTGTCGAGTCCATTGATGGTAGCGGGTTTAATTTTTCGTACAAGACTCGCGCACTTTTTTTTTCAGTGGATATATATAATGCATATCGATTATGAACGTATCATCCTCTGGATCCTCGTCATCGTCATGTTCATCAAACTGTTTGTTATGCGTGAGATGTACACCGCATCCAGCCCGCTCAGCATCATGGACCTGGCGGAGTTCCGTGGACTTCCAGATGACCTCAAGCAGGTTTGGCAGACTAATATCGTAAACACCATCATGTCTGCTTTCGGTATAAAATTTACACAGGCATGGGCGAGTGTTTCTGCAAGTGATAAACAAAAGTTTACGACCCAAGTTGCAGAAGCTGCAGCTCAGCTTGCAAAAAACATCCAGGACTCTCCTATCGTTATTAATTCCTCGTAAATAGTAATGGCTCTCAGTGGAACACAAAATTTTCTCGATGGAGTCACCTTTCCAACTTTTAGTGTTTCTGGGCTGAATAACGTAATGAACGGCGTGACAGCTCCAACACTTCCATCTGTTACAGGTGTCAGTGTCGACTCACTCAAACAAAACGTGACTGTGCCAGCGGCACCAGCGGCGGCGGCACCAGCGGCGGCAACTGATGATTCATCTTTAAATTGGCTATGGATACTCATTATCATTCCTATAGGAATTGTTGGTGCAGCTGCAATGTCCAAGTAATCACTTTTTTCCACGCAATTTCGCAGCTGTCTTTTGTAGATTCGCGAGAGACGGAAGCGAAATGCTTCTCGTAGACTCTTCTTCAGCAGAGTGATCAATGATGACAGGTCCCTTGGGTTTCGTGTCGCCCCAGCTGATACCCAACGTGCCCTGTGCCACCTTGATCACTTTGTATCCGAGTCGGTCAAGCTGACGCTGAATGTACACGGTTGTGCTGTCAATCTCGTACGCAGGGTACCCTATGGTAAACGGTGGAATTGTCAAAAACAACGAACGTTCTCCAAGTTCTGACGCAGATTTGATTTTGCGACAGAGCTGTTCGAGAATTGCTTTGTAGGT